GGCAATGTATTCACAGCAGATGTAGAAACAGTAGATGCTAACTATGCATCCTCTACTGCTGTGACCGAATTTACTTTCTCTGGCACGAAAGGGTATAAGTATCTTGAGTGTACTGGTTTTGGTGCAAGTGCTGGTAGATATCTAGTTCAAGGTGATGCTATTCAGTTTAGTGATGATGCAGGGACTATTCATAAATTTATTGTTTCTTATGCAACTGATGCACAAGGTACAACCAAGTCTAGAATTTACTTTAACGGTGCTCTTCCAGAAAATGTAACAGCATCTTCTGTTGTAAGATTGCGTCCTATTATTAATAACTCCGCCACTTCATCGTTGGTATTCCCAACTGGCAGCAAAGAAGTAAGCAGTCTTATCAAATCTTCGGAAGATACTAAAATTAAGTATTACATTAGACGCGACTTTGTAACTACTGGTTCTAGCAGCGGTGGTAACATCACCTTTGCGGCTCAATTAGACTTTGGTACTCAAAGATTTGTAGAATTTAACGATAGAGATTTCCTAGTTACCGTTCTGGACAAAGGAGATTCCGACAGAGTAGAGACTGGAGATATTGTTTATCTGTCTGATGACTTTGTTAGTATTTTGAACACAACTGATGCTACTTCTGGTCTGTCTTCGGGTAGTATTACACTCACCTTCCCTGGAAACTTCTTCGGCAATAACGTATCTAATTTCCCCAAACTGAAGTTAACTGCTACTATCGAGGTTTCGAAGGGTAGACCAAAACTCAAGACTGCTATAAGAGATAGAAGAATTATTATCAGAGCAGCGGGTGATAGAGTTATTCCTTTGAGGGGTATTAACTATGATGATGAAAGCACCGAGTCATTCAGCTATTCTGATGCATTCCGCCTCAAGTATATCTACGAAGGATCTGCGTCTTCTCCACCAACGGTTGATGTTAATGGCAATCTAGTTATTGGTACAGACATTACTAATAGTTTTACGTTTGATAATGGTCAGCGCGAGACTTTCTATGATGTATCAAGAATTGTATTGAAGCCTGGTTTTGCACCTCCTACAGGTCAGATTGTTGTTGCCTTTGATTACTTCGAACATTCTCAAGGTGATTTCTGCACAGTAGACTCTTACATTCACGAAGCAGGTGTTGTAGCTGATGAAATTCCATCTTTCAACAGCACAGTATATGGTATTGTCAATCTCAAGAATGTTATTGACTTTAGACCCAAAGTAGACTCTAATACTATTATCACTGGTTTCCAAGACACCTCATTGCTATCACAGGCAGACTTTATCAGCTTTATTGGTGATGGCGGTTCTGTATCCAGCACTCCATCTTCAAGCAGACTTCTGCCTTATACCATGTCATTCAGCGAGTCACAGTATCTCGATAGAATTGATGGTTTGTTCTTGAATAAGAAAGGAGACTTTGTTGTTAAGACTGGCAATTCATCGCTAAATCCAACTAAACCAGAAATTATTGAAGACGGTATTCCATTGTCTTACATGTATATTCCTGCTTTTACAAAGAGCAGTAAGGATGTAAGAACTATCCCTGTGGATAACCGTAGATATACTATGAGGGACATCGGTAAGCTAGAGAAGCGTATCGAGCGTCTTGAGTATTACACAACTTTGAGCATTCTTGAGCAGCAAGCACTCAACATGCAGGTTAAAGACACTCTCGGCATCGATAAGACGAAGAGTGGTTTCCTAGTTGATAACTTCGAAACACATAAAGTTGGTAATGTAAAGTCTCTAGATTATTTGTGCGCTATCGATCCACAACAATCAGTTCTTCGTCCCTCGACGAAAGAAGATAGCTTCAATCTGGAAGAAGTCAACACTAGAGATGACCAGAGAACTATTTCTGGATATAAGAATTCAAACGGTGTTATTACGCTACCATATAGTGATGTATCTTATGCGTCGAATGCATTTGCTACAAGAACTATTAATCCAAATCCATTCGTTGTTCTGCAATATGTTGGAGATGCATCACTACTTCCCAACATCGACCAGTGGTATGACACAACTGTTGCTCCTCTAGTAACTGATAATAATACAAATCTGTTTAATATCTTCTTGGCGAAGAATGATGTCAAGGCAGCATTTGCTAGCATTTATAACTCGTTTGTCATTAACTGGGTTGGAGTTAACAACGCCTTCTCTAATATCAATAGTTTCGGAGAAAGCAATAGTGCAAATGCAGAATCCACTGTAAATGCCGCTAGTGTTTCTAGTTCTTCTAATGTAAGCCCACAAAACAATGAGATTGCGAAGGGCGTTGGTTATAAGACTGTAAATGGAACTAGCGTTGCAAACACATTGAGATTCTTCGCAAGATCAATCCCAGTCAAGTTTACTCTCAAGAGACTGAAGCCCAAGACTCAACTATTTGTCTTCATGGATCAGAGAGATGTCAATCGTTGGGTCAATCCAGACTCTAGATTCACTGGTGTTGCTGGTAACTCACTGACTACATTTAACTCTCCTCTAACCACAGATGAGTATGGTAATGCTAGTGGTATCATCTTGATTCCAGCAGGTCATGCTCCTAGAATGAACACTTCTTGGACAGGTGATATTAACACATTGCAGTATGATGAAACATCCGAGGAACTGTACCTTTCAACTGGCGTTAAGAATATCAGATTCACTTCCAGCGCATCAGATGCGCCTCGTGATGGTGTAGATTCTTACGCCGAGGTTAAGTATTACGCTACTGGCGTTCTTCCAGAAAATCCCGTTTCTATTATTTCTACAGCACCAGCCATTTTCAAGGCAAATGAAGGTGTTCAGTTGATTGATAGCAATACAGAAAACACAGCAAGACCTAATCCTCTTGCACAGACTTTCAAAGTGGATAACTTTGAAGGTGGTATGTTTGCTACTGGTGTTGACTTGTTCTTTGCCAAGAAGAGTTCAACTATTCCTTTGAGAGTTTATCTGACTAATATCGAGAGCGAGAAGCCCAGCAAGTATATTGTTCCTGGATCACAGGTTACTTTATATCCAGATACATTCCTTAAGGTATTCTCTTCTGGCAACATCACCATTAAGGTTGGCGAGTTTGTAACTGGCGCTAGATCTCTTGCTTCTGGTCCTATCGCTAAAGTTCTGGACAAGAATAACTTTGAAGTCATTCCTTCTAGTAATGGTGAGATTGTAATTACAAATGAGCAAGTATATACGTTTGTTCTTTCTAATCACAATGGATCTTCTTTCTTTGCTAATGAGGATCTTACCCTCACGTCAGTAACCCAGTTCAACAACGCAAACAACGCAACTGTCGGACTCAAGATTGCTAAAGACTCTGGTAGAGTTTCATCACTTGATGTTACCTCACTGGGTTCTGGATATGAAGGTGCCACGATTACTATTGAAAGCCCACAACTTCCTGGTGGTAGTAATGCTACTGGATCTGCCAAGGTATCTAATGGTCAGGTTTACTTCGCTGAAGTAGCACTTGGTGGTAGAGGATACACAGAGGCACCATCTGTTGTCATCAGAGGATCTGGTAACGGAGCTACTGGCGCTGTAATTGAATCTAAACTGATCATCGATGAACCAGCGGTGAGAATGGGAATTGCTTCTGATGACGGTGTAAGCGTCGATTCCACAACTCCAACCAGATTCAATTTCCATCATCCTGTATATCTTCAGAATGGTGTGGAGTATGCTCTTAATATTGAATGCGACGACACCGAATATGAGATCTGGTCTTCACGTTTAGGAGAGACTGATATTTCATCTGGATTGGTTGTAAATGCACAACCCCTTCTTGGATCTGTATTTAAGTCCCAGAATACTGATAACTGGACCGAAGATCTATTTGAAGATATTAAGTTCACTCTATACAGAGCAGAATTTGATACCTCACGTCCAGCGGAACTCCTAATCAAGAATAAAGATCTTGGATATGAGAAACTAGAATCGGATTGTTTTGAGACCTATGCTTTAGCAAACAGCACAGCAACTTCTGCTCTATTCAAGAACAACAGCAATGTTGTAAAGGTTTACCACAGAGACCACGGTTTCGAGGCTGGTGGAGACTCCAAAGTATTCTTCCGTGGTGTAGAAGATTTTGCTGGTTATGATGAGATTGATATCGAGTCAACTCTATATACCGTTTCTAACTCTGGTGTTGATTCATATACCATTATTGGACCTGGCAGAGCAGCATCTACTGGTTTCGGCGGTGGAGATACTGTCCTAGCTTCTTATAGTAGAAAGTACGAAAAACTTTATGCACAGATTCCTTATCTACAAGTTTCTGGAACAAAAATTGAAAGTTTTGTAAGAACTACGGATATTGTTCCTGTTGATTCTTCAACAACCAACTATGTTTCATATAACGTCAATGACATGGAAACTACTTTCTTGAATCAAGAGCAATATTTCCTCAATCAAAAAGTAGTATCTTCTAGAATTAATGAAGTAGTTAATGATATTGATCACTCACTACTTTATAAGATCAATCTATCTTCTACTACATCACATCTGTCCCCAGTCATTGATTTGAGAACAGCATCTGTCAAGACAGTATCCAACCGTATTGATAATGCTTCTGGTTCGGAAGACAGATTTGGTAAGAGATATCAGTCTATTCAAATGTTCCCAGTTTATAAGTTTAGCATTACTGGAAATAATGATGGTCAAGGTGGATCTGATATCCTAGCAACTATCGGTCAAAATGTTGTTGGTCAGAACTCTGGTGCAGAATCAGAAGTT